ACATCACACTTATGCTGGAAGCAACAGAGATGTATATTATTTAATTCAAAGTACTTGGATTCCTGTTTGTAGGAATTGTCATAATTGGATACATAGTCATCCAGAAGAATCAAGAAAGTTAAACTATTTAAAATAACACTATGTTAGAACAAAAAACTACTGAAATAGATGAATCTACAATCATTGCAGCAGCAACAAGATTGATTAAACTGCATAATAATAATGAAAATGCAGGTACAAAAAAAGAATGGGATGCAGCTATACAAGCTTCACTTGTAACTTCTAATGAATTAGTTAAAGTTACCGGTGCTGCTATATGGTATAGAGTATTTAACTACTTAAAAACTTTAGAAAATGGAAGCAGTAGTTAACAGGGACAGTGTCCAAGAAGAAGCTTTAAAAGCTACTCAAGGTAAAGAAAGATGTGGTATAGGTTTAGCAACCGGTGTAGGTAAAACACTTGTTGCTTTAAAACATTTAGAATATAACTATTCACCACTACTTAATGTACTTGTAGTAGCTCCAAAGATTGTATTATTTGACTCCTGGAGAGCTGAAGCTAAAAAGTTTGATAAAGAAAACTTATTAAACAATGTAACCTTTACAACATATAGGAGCCTTGTAAAGCAGAATCCTAAAGATTATGATATAATCTATCTAGATGAATGTCATAGCCTATTAAACTCACACAGAGCCTTTTTAGATAACTATAACGGTAAAATACTTGGATTAACAGGTACTAAACCTAAAAGTACAAAGTTTGAGAAGGGTCAACTTGTGAATGAATTCTGTCCTATAGTTTATGAGTTTGTTACTGATAATGCAGTAGAAAATAATATTCTTAATGATTATCAAATTATAGTTCATGAGTTAAGTTTAGGAACTAAATCAAATTATTTAGTTCAGACTAAAAATAAATCATTTAGAACTAGTGAACTTAATAACTATAACTATTGGGGTACAAGAATAGATACTTCTACTGGAAAAGGTTCTCATATGATGAGAGTTATGAGAATGAAAGCCATGATGGAGTATCCTAGTAAAGAGAAATACACCAAGAAACTTTTGGAAGCAATCAATGATAAATGTATTGTGTTTGCTAATACAAAAGATCAAGCAGATAGATTAGTCAGTCATAGTTATCATAGCGGTAATGATGAATCAGAATCTAATCTAGAAATGTTCAAGTCAGGTTTAATTAAAAAACTATCAGCCGTATTGCAGTTAAATGAAGGTGTAAACATACCAGAATTAAGACAAGGTATTATTATGCATGCATATGGTAATGAAAGAAAGTCTGCCCAAAGAATTGGTAGACTATTGAGATTAAATCCTGATGAGAAAGCAATAATTCATATACTATGCTATACAGGAACTGTTGATGAAAAGTGGGTCAAAGAGGCCTTAAATACTTTTGATGATTCCAAAATAGTGTGGTCAAACTATAACATAAACCTAGGCTGAGTCTTCATTTTCTCAGCCTTTTTTAGTATATTATATTATAATGGCAATAGAGAAAACACATAAAGTTACTTTATATAATGATGATAATCATTCGTTTCAATATATAATGTCCTGCTTAGTTAGATTATGTAACCATACTCCTATACAAGCAGAGCAATGTGCTATAATAGCAGATACAACTGGTAAAGTTGATATAAAATCAGGGAGCTTTGATGATATGTATGACATTGTAAGTACATTTTCTGAATTAAATATTGAAGCTTCTATAGAACAATTAGAGAATGAAAGCAATTTGTATTGATGATGAAAATAAACCACCTGAAATTCCTGAAGAGGAATGGATAGAAGCTGGTGTTGTATATACTGTTAGAAGTATAGTAAGATTAGGTTTTCAGGCTGGTAAGTATGGGGTTTTATTAAAAGAAGTTGAACTATCTTCAAAGTCTATGCCCTATGAATCATATGATGCAGAAAGATTTATAATTTTTCCATTTGATATTGAAATTGAAAATAGAGAAGAATATTTTATTAATACAGATTCTGCAGATCTATCTAAATTAAATTAACTAAATGAACAATTACAACTTTAAAACTTTAGTTGTAGTGTTGGTATACTTATATTTATTTTTATCACAAGGATTTATGTTATACTTTTGGTATAACTACAGTCAAAATCATAGTTTTATTAAAACATTAATTATAGGACCTTTTGTTTCTGAAATAAAAGGATTCCTGTTTCCGTTTTTTATATGAAAAAATTTAATAGAAAGTATACAGCTTCTGATATCATGAATGACATCAAGAGGCTTCTTCCAACACTAGAGAAGAAAACTAAAACAAGATTTCATATTGACCAGAGAAATTATTTAATCTCTGTATTGTATTATAAGTTTGGTTTTACTGAAGAATTTATTTCAGAATTAGTAAACATAGAAAGGTCAAGTGTTTGTTATGCAAAGAAGAGAGTCATCTTAAGTTTAGAAAAAGAAGATGATTGGACTTTTGAGATTAACACACTACACCTGGCACATAAGTATCCATTTAAGTTCCCAGTAGAACTTAAAAAGAAAAGACCTTACAAGCTTAAACAAATTTATTTAAATTTGTCAACCTTAAATAAGATAGAATTATTTAAGAATAAATTTAACATAAGTGACACTGATGAAGCTTTGAAGGCATTAATAGGAATAGGTTTAAATGAAACTAAAGTAGTAAGTAAACCTATCAATGTTGAATTTGATTTATAATTATTATGGCATATCCAAGATTAAACATTAGAAAAGAACTTAGAGAAAGAAGACTTAGAGATGCAGCTGACAAATGCTATGAGCAAATGAAAGAAGGTGCTAGAAAAGGAGCAAGATTTATGGTCCTTGATTATATTACTGATGATGTATTTCATTGGGATGTCCTTGACTTATTAAAAGATGAAGAAGGAGAAAAACTATTTGAAACTGTTTCTCATCATGCATGTAAGAGAATAGAAGGTTCAATAGATTACAGACATGAAGTTCACATTAAACTAAAAGATTGGGACAATGGGTAGAATGAAAGAAATATTTATGGACATCCGTAGACATAATGATGGTGAAATACCTACAGAAATGACTATAGCAGATGTTGCAAGAATGAAAGAATTAGAAATTTATAATTGGAGATTATATGAGTTTGAGATTGAGAAACTTAAGAAAACGGATAACCCTCATGCATGGAAGGCAGAGAAGAACAAGAGAATTAAAAAAGATGAGAAGGGTTCCAACAGTCCAGCAGAGTGGAGTCCGGGTGCCCCCTTTTAATTATGTAAATAATGAGTGGGGTAATTAAAGTTCAGAAAACAAAGACCTTAGTTACAAAAGACAATAACAATAGTGCTAACTGCATAGCACCAAATCTTATCTATGGATGTTTTGGTGGTTGTGTAGATACCTATTGTTATATGTCTAGGTACAATGGTAAGAGAGTTTTTGTTAATGAGAATGTAGATGATATATTTAATTCTGTTGTAGAGTGGGAGAAAGGTTTTACCAAAACCCCAGACCAACAGGATCCTATATATACTATGGTAGATATTGCATGTAATAGTGATTTAGTACTAATGCAAAAACATTTACCTGAACCTTTGATAGATTATCTTAAGAGATATGATAATCATCCGCAGCTTAATAGCACTATGGCAACTAAGTATCCTAGTTTGTTGAAACTTGATGTTAAAAAGTTTAACAAAAAGCCAAGGGTAAGAGTTAGTCTAATGCCACAAAGATTTGCAGATGTATTAGAACCTAAGATGCAGAAGGTTGCAGATAGAATACCTGAGATTAATAGACTTAAGAACCTTGGGTGGGAAGTGCACGTTAATTATAGTCCTCTTATTTTCTATAAAAAATGGAAAGAAGACTACAGAGAGTTGTTTAAGATGGTTAAAGATATAGCAGGAGAAAATAAATGTGAGGTAATTGCATTAACTAATCATGCTAATCAGATGAAAAGATCTTCCAGGCAAGCTAAAGAATTAATGAGTCTGAGCTATGAGATTAAAAATAAATCAGGTGTAATGAGATATCCTCTTAAACACAAAACAAGGTTACTTGAAGAGTTTAAAGAACTTTACTCACAGTACTTTGATTTAGATACAATTAGATATATATTTTAAAATGAAAAATTTTATTAAATTCACTTTAATATGGGTCAGTCAGAACTTGGCTATTCCATTTTGGATAATAGGACATGTGCATCTATCAACTAATATTTATGAAGATGTACATGAAATATTAGCATCAGTTGGTATGAATTTGATTGTATTAATAGGATTCATTTTAGATTATAAAAATTCAGAAAAATAAAAAATGTTATGAATAAGTTTAAACTTTTAAAATTTTTAGTTATCTTATTAGTGTTGATAGGATGTAAAGAATCAACTTCTGATTCTGTAAGTAAAAAAACATTTATTTATAAAGATACAATAAATGGATATCAGTATGTTATTACAGCAGATAGTGGTCTTCAAATTGATGAAATTAAACATCATTTTGCCTTTCCTTGTATTGGTGACACAAATACAGAATTAGGAAAACTTCAAAGAAGAACTATGTTAGCTGAAGTTAATTTAGAACTTTGTCAAAAGGAGTTAGATGAGGTTACAGAAGAAAATCAACTATTTTCATCTATTTTAGGTGAAATAGAGTTTCAACCAGGAGGCTCTAGAATTTTACAAGAATTGTATAACAGATATAGAACAGATTAAAGTGGCAGTAATTATATTATCGGTAGCATTTTTAATACTAATTCCATTAGCATGGATTATTGTTTTTGATTTAAACCACAATGATAGATCCAAAGATGAAAAAAAGTAAAAAAGAAAATATAGTAACTTATTGGGATAATTTTAATTTAAATTTGTATACAAGAATATTAAACTTAAAAAATATTAGAAAGATGGCAAAAAAAGTAGACTTGAATGGACACAGACAAGTTAAAGACTCTGTTTATGAGAACACTAGAGCAAGACAAACTGCAAAGATTAGAGCTATTGCAGTTATAAAAGAGATGGAGAACATGGCTGAAGATACACCTAATGATTATGAACTCGGAAAAAGAGTTAGAACACTATTAAAAGAATGGAGAGGAAAATAAAGAATTTAGTAACTAAAATTATTGATGAACACCATAGTATATGTGAAAACGGAAATGCAGGTAACATGCATTATTTATGGTGGATGTATAAAAATGGAGTAAAGAAAGGTACTTATAAACCTTTTATGTTCTTTGCAGAACTCCAACTATTAAATTATTTAGGTATAGTTAAAAAAGAACAAATAGAAAGTATGATAAAACTCTTTGAATCTATAGATAAAGAGAATACTTTTGTGGCTGCTTTAGCAATTAACACATTTAGAAAAGAAAGAATTAAAAGATTTGGTGAATACCATCCTGAAAATGAAGCTTATGATAATGTTGTTAAAGACTATGAGCATAAAATACTTAATGCAGATATTTTTAAAGATTATAAAGTTAAAGTAGCATGACAGAACAAGAATTAATTGACCTTGGCTTTAAGAAAATTATAGTTAAGGATGAAGAAAGTGGTAATGGTTATGACTATTACTACTATGTTGTAGATATAATAGAAGGACTGTCTTTGACATCAATTGCTGATGATGAAGTAGAAGATGGCACTTGGTATGTTATGAACCATGAATGGCCTCATGCTAAAATAAAAGATGCTGAATCTATTGAAAGTTTAGCATCTTTAGCAAAATCCTGGAAGTCTTGAGTATGTTTACTCATAAGCTGGTATATACTGATGGTAAATTAGTATGTCCAGATGAAAAAACTAAAACAGCATATAAAGTTTTTTTAGAACAACTTGGTGATGGTCAAGAGGTAGAAGTATTTATGTCTATCTCTGAAGAAAAAGGTAGTAATGCACAAATTGCAAAAATACATAAATGTATTCGTGAGTTAGCTAATGACATAGGTTATAGCTTTGATGACATGAAAACATTGGTAAAAGGTAAATCAGGATTGGTTATAAATAATAATGTTAAATCATTTGCTGATTGTTCAAAAACAGAATTAAGTAGTGTTATTCAAACTTGTATAGAAATAGGAGAATTCTATGGACTTAATCTTCACTAGATTTGTCCTTAGAATCTTCTTCTAAAGTTTCTTTAATTTTTTCATTATCTTTTTTATCTACAAAAAGATTATTATTAAAAGCTTGCTTTTCTATTTCACCTACTAATAATGTTAAAGTATAGAATATTCTTTGTGTTTCATCAAGGTTTTCATAACCTTTAGAAGTAACTTCTTTGATGAACTCTTCAGCATTTTCTGTAGATTGAGAATGAATATTTTTAAATAAAGTAAATAAAGAAGCTTTGCACATCATGTAATAAGTTTTATTAACTTGAATGTCAATTAAAGCATCATCTTTAATAACTTTGTTTTTTAAATCTTCTTTATTCATAATTATTAATTTTTACAAACTTAAGAAAAAAATGACTAAAACAATTGATATTAATGAAATTAAACAAAAAATATTTAAAAATCTAGAGTCATCAGGTTGGTCTAGAATACTTAAATCTTTTATATTTAGCAGTGATTTTGAAAATATAATTAAACATTTAATTAAGAATTCAAAAGATAATCAAAGATTTACTCCTACACTTAGACAATTATTTAGAGCATTTGAAGAATGTCCATATGATGAATTAAAAGTTGTTATAGTAGGACAAGATCCATACCCTAAATTAGGAGTAGCAGATGGTATTGCATTTAGTTGTAGTAATACAATGAAGCAACAACCAAGTTTGAAGTTCATATTAGATGAAGTTAACAGAACTGTATATGATGGTGTTGGTCAGTCACATGATCCAGATCTTAAGAGATGGTCTAATCAAGGAATATTATTACTGAATACTGCACTTACAACTACTGTAGGTAAAGTAGGACAACATATTCCTATATGGAAACCTTTCTTAGCATATGTATTTGATTGGTTAACTTGGCATAATCCAGGACTTATCTATATATACATGGGTAAGCAAGCCCAAGATTGGGCTGAGTGTGTTAATGATACTAGCTATAAATTTATGGTTAATCATCCAGCAAGTGCTGTATATAATAAAGGTCAAAAGTGGGATTGTAATGATGTCTTTAATAAAACTAATAAAATTTTATTGGAAAATAATAATTTATCATTAACTTGGTAAAATGAATGAGATATTTAATAGACTTATTAAAGAAAGTCTAACCCCTAATTCACTTTACGTTTTACACTGTATACAAAATAAAATTTCTGTAAATAAGCTTGTTAGTGCTAGCTTAGAAATTCAGAAATTAAAAGCAAATGATTGGATAAAGAATGATTTGGAATTAACAGGAAAGAGCATTATCTTATTAGAAGAATTAAACTCTTTCTTTAGAAAAAGTAAAAAGAAAACATCTAAAGATTTACTTGGAGATAACTTTACATTACGTATTAAAATGTATAATGAAGTATTTCCTGCTAAGAAACTTGGTAGTGGTAAATATGCAAGAACTAATGCTAAGAATTTAGAAACTGCATTTAGATGGTTTTTTGAAAATTATGATTATAGTTGGGATACTATTATGAGTGCTACAAAACTCTATGTAGAAGAATACCAACTTAAAAACTATGAATATATGAGAACATCACAGTATTTTATTAGAAAACAAAACAACTCAGATAAAACTTTTGAATCTGATCTTGCAAACTTTTGTGAACAATATCTTAATGGAGAAGATACTGTAGAAGAAATCTTTAGAGAAAAAATAGTTTAAGTTTGGAACAGTTTAATAATGCAAAGCCTTTAAAGGCTATTAGTAAAGTTCGTGCTTATGAAAAAGCTCTTATGGAAATGAGAGCTAGAATGGATGGTAGAGTCAAGAGTTTAAAAACAGCATGGCCAAAGTTTAATGATGCTACACTAAATGGTTTAGAGTGGAATACTCTAACTGTAGTTGGAGCTAGACCCGGTGTAGGTAAGACTTTGTTTATGGAGCAATTAGTTACAGAAGTTATGGCTCTAAATCAAGACCAGGATTTTCAAGTATTGCAATTTCAATTTGAAATGCCTGAAAAGACACTTGGTATGAGAGCATTTTCTCAAGTAACTCAGCAAGACTATGGTGTATTACATAGTAAGTATACACCACTTGATGAAGCTGTCTATGAAAAATGTAAACAATATGTTAGTAATTTAAGTGCTAATAACAAAGTACATAGTATATATAGACCATGTACTGTAGATGAATTTTGTGCAAGTATACATTATCACTTTGACCAAAATTTTAAAATTATAAATGACAAAAAAGTGTATCCAAAACTACTAGTAACAGTAGATCACTCAGCTTTATTTAAAAGAGCTAAACATGAGAAGGATAGATTTGAAATGTTATATAATTTAGGTGAGGCTTTAACATATATGAAGAGGAGTTATCCTTTATCATTTATTGTATTAAGTCAATTAAATAGAAATATTGATGACCCTAAAAGAGCTGTAGAAGGTACATATGGAAACTATGTACTTGATTCTGATTTGTTTGGTGCAGATGCATTATTACAACATGCTGATATAGTATTAGGTATTAATAAACCTGCTGCTAAAAAGATTAGATTTTATGGCCCGGAAAAGTTTCAAATCACTGACCCAGATACTCTTGTATTTCATTTCTTAAAATGTAGAAATGGAGATACTAGAATGAGTTTCTTTAAGTTAGATAGAGATACTATAAGAATAGTAGAATTGAATACACCTAGTAACAGTATGAATCAAAATTCAAAAATTAGAGTATGACAGAAAGACAAGAGAATCAAAAGATTCTTATGGCAACTCACTTGCCTACATTTCAAAAGTTAGGAATAATTGACCCTTTCTTTGTTGCTAAATCTGCATGGGCTCCTCCAGGTGAAGAGCTTAGATTACAAATCTTTCCAAGTGAATTTGAAAGAGATGTAGATATCTATACAGAGTTTAGTGACTTTAAAGGTAAGTCAGAAGATCCTACACACACCTTGTATAAATTAAAACATAATCCGTTTTATAAAGAAGAATATCCTTTTGAAGAGAAAAGAACAAAAGATGGAAGAGAGTATGGAGTTTATCTTGTTGGATTAGAGAATTTAGTTGCAGTTAAACCGGATGGTAAAGAAGTACCATATAATGAATATCAAGAACAACTAAAGAATCCACAAGTAGAAACTAAACCTGCTGATTTTCCAAATTTTGCTGAAGAATATCTTAATGTAGGATTGAAGAAAAAAGAAGAAGAAGTTAAACCTGAAGAAGAGATGAAGAACTTTCCAGAGTGGTTAAATACTTTGGATAGAATAGCATCAGCATTAGAAAAAATAGAAAAGAAAATATGAATACAATCACTTTACCAACAAAAAAAGTAAAAGCTGAAAGAGTTAATCCTAAGAGATTAATTATTTACAGTAAGCCTAAGACAGGTAAGACAACTGCATATGCAGGACTAGATAATAATCTTATTATAGATTTAGAAAATGGTTCAGAGTATGTGGAAGCATTGAAAATAAAAGTTGATAATCTTCAAGATTTATTAAATGCAGGAAAAGAAATCAAAGAACAAGGAAAACCTTATAATTGTGTAACTATAGATACTGTAACAGCATTAGAAGAAATGGTTAAACCATTAGCTGTAAAATTATACAAACAGACATCTATGGGGAAAAATTATCAAGGAAATGATGTAATAACTTTACCAAATGGTGCAGGATATTTGTATATTAGGCAAGCATTTTTTCAAGTTTTAGATTTTATTGATACATTAGCACCCCATATTATTTTATCTGGACACATAAAAGATAAGGTAGTTGATGATACAGGAGAGATGGTTATGTCTGCTAATATTGACTTAACTGGTAAGATAAAATCTCTTATCTGTGCTAATGCAGATGCTATAGGATATATGTATAGAAAAGGTAACAAAACTATTCTTAGTTTCAAGAATAATGATGCTGTTACCTGCGGGGCTAGACCTGAACACCTAAGAAATGAAGAAATAGTAATTTCTGAAATGAATGAAAAAGGTGAGATAAAAACTCACTGGAATAAAATATATAAATAAATCAATTATTAATTAAAAAAAGTAAAAAAAATGGCTTTAAGTACAACAAATTTGACAACAAGTAGTGGATCATCAATGCCTAAGACAATTGCTCCAGGTAATCATAAACTGAAAATGAACAGTATGAGATTGGAACCTTTCAAGTTTATTGATAATGCATATTATATTATGTTAGAAATGGAAACAGAACCTATTGATGATTTTGAAGGTTTTATGATTGACAGAAATGATGAATCTAAAGGTAGATTTAAAGGTCAAATAGGTAGAGTAAAAGCAAGTCAGTATGCATTTGCTGATGGTGAAACTAAATCAGGTATTAAAATTAATAGAGATAATGCTATTATGATGTTCTTAAAGAACATGTCTGATGCTCTTGAGATTTCTGATTGGTTCCAAGCTCAAGATAAGAAGCATGAAACAATTGAAGATTTTATAAAAGCTTTCAATGATGATGCACCTTATCAAGATAAATATATACATACTTGCGTTGCAGGTAAAGAATATGAAAACAAATCAGGTTATATAGCATATGACTGTTGGTTTGCTAAAGTTGAAAATAAAAAATATGGTTTTAACAAGAGTGAAGAGAACATTATAAAATATAATGAAGAAAAACATCTCAGAAAAATTGAAAATAAACCTGTAAATTCTTTTGAAAGTGATGATGACTTATCAATCCCTATGAAGACTTCTTCTGATTTTAATTTAGATTAATTGGTTACAAGGGGAAGCATAAAATAAGTCTTCCCCTTTTTTATTTTAAATTAAACATTATGATTTCAACAAAAAACTTAATTTCTGATTTAAATGATATACCTGCAGGTTGGCCTTTTGAACATTATTTAGGACTATCTGAGAACCTTGATGGTCAAGATGTAAAGATAAGATCTATAATAAACACAAGAGAGAAAACTCCTTCAATGTTTATTTATTTTGACGTAAATAAAGGTATATATAAGTTTAAAGATTTCTCTTCGGGATTATATGGAGATTCTTTAGAACTTGTAAAAATAGTTTTTGACTTAAAATCTCGTGGAGAAGCAGTAATAAAGTTGATGGCTGATTATAATGAGCATATCTTAAATAATGGTCATAATCCTATAATACAATATAAGTCTTATAGTAAGTATAAAGTTACTGATTATGAGATTAGACATTGGACTACAATTGATCAGAAGTATTGGACTAAGTTTAATATTGGTTCTAGACTTCTTGAGAAATATAATGTAGCTCCTTTGGAGTATTATAAGATGGAAAAGAAGAATGAAGAAGGTATTATTGAAAAGTCAATAACTATTAAAGGTTTCAGTATATACGGATATTTTAAAAATGATGGCTCTATATATAAAATTTATCAACCTAAAGTTTCTAAAAAGAAGTTTATAAAGATTAAAAATTATATACAAGGATCTGAACAATTAAAATATGATAAGAAATATCTTGTGATTACATCTTCATTAAAAGACTTAATGGCCTTTAACAGGCTTAAGTTAAGTGATGCAGAATCAATTGCTCCTGACAGTGAGAATACTTTAATACCAGAGAGCATGCTTAAAGGTATAATATCAAAGTATGAAAAAGTATTTGTTTTATTTGACAATGATGAAGCAGGTATCACATCTATGAAAAAGTATAAAGAGAAATACGGTTTTGATTATGTAATTTTAAATATGGAGAAAGATTTATCTGACTCTATAAAAGCACATGGTCTTACTAAAACTAGAGAAACTTTATTACCTTTATTAAAAGAGTTATGCATTTAAGAACTAGAATTAAGAATTCAATGAAACATCCGTGGTTATACAAAGGTAAAGAGTTTCTAGAAGAAATGATACCTGAAGATGCTGTGGGGTTTGTATATGAAATGCAAGCTATTATAGATGGTAAGCATGTTAAATATATTGGCAAGAAAAACTTTTATTCTAAAAGAAAGAAAAAGTTTGGTAAGAAAGCTCTAGCTGCTATAACAGATAAAAGAACTAAAAAGTATGAGATAGTCACTAAACTTGATTATCAAAAATACTTTAGTAGTAACAAAGTGTTAAAAGATGCTCATAAAAAAGGAATAGTAGTACATCGAAATATTCTAAAGATATGTTACTCTAAAACAGAACTTACATATCAAGAAACTAAGCTACAGTTTATCAATGAAGTTTTAGAAAAAGATGAATTCTTAAATGCTAATATCTTAGGTAGATTCTATAAACAAAAATAAATTATGGATAAAGAAAAGTTGGTGAAGATTTACAATATGTTAAACTCTTCAGATAAGGATAATATGTATATGGGTTTCAAGATTTTGGAATCTTATGATGTAAATAAGATTGAAGAAGAAATATTCTATTTGTATATGTATGCAGCACCTGCTCTAGGAGAGTGGCAAGAAAATTTTAAAGCTTCTAGTGAATTATTATGTGAAAAAATCAGAGTAGGAGTATCTCTTAAAAACAGTTTAATAGCAACTCATAATTGGCATCTGTGTATACATGATAATAAACCTTATATGAAGGAGCTATTAATAGAGGAGCATATGAAAGACTTAAAAAGAATATTTAAAACTATAGGTCAAGAAGTAAAATTTAAAATAGTGTATGAATAAACAAGATTCGTTAAGCAGAATATCAAAAGATCTGATGCTGAGGGAACCATACTATGGTTTCTTTCTACTTATGTTAAATAAAGTATGGACAAAAGATAAAATTCCTACTGCAGGAGTTTGTAAAAATGGAATTAATTTTCAGTTGATTATTAATGAAACATTTTGGCAAGGTTTAGAAGATATCAAGAAACTGGGTCTTCTTAAACATGAATTACTTCATATTGCATTTAATCACCTGACTGCCTTTGAATTATTTGAAGACAAGAAGTTGGCTAATATTGCAATGGATATGGAGATTAATCAGTATATATCTAAAGATTGGCTGCCTGAAGGTGGTATAGATATAGATGATTATGATGATCTTGATCTAGATAGGAGAGCTGGTTCTAGATATTATTATGATCAGCTTAAACAAGCTCAAGAAGATAAGAAGTGTAATGGTACTTGTGGAGATAAGAACATGGATAAAGTTCTTGATGGTATGGAACAAGGTCAGATGACAGTTACTCTAGATGAAAAAGGTGATGTAGAAATCCCTGATCATGCATGGGGTGAGTTTGAAGACATGCCTGAAGCTGAAAAGAAACTTATTGAAAAACAAATTCAAAGAGTTCTTACTGAAGCTAAGGAACAGACAATTAAGAAGAGAGGTTATATACCAGGTGAGATTGAGGGTTTAATTAAACTAGAAGAGATTATTCCACCTAAGTTTAATTGGAAAGCATATATTAAAAGATTCACAGGTATAAGTACAAAGATCTTTACTAGAAAGTTGAGGAGAAAAGAGAATAGAAGATTTTCTGATAATCCCGGACTTAAGATAAAGATGAGGCAACAGATGTTATTAGCAATTGATACATCAGCTTCAGTAGAAGATGAAGAGTTAAAGGAGTTTATGAATGAAATATATCATTTATATAAGTGTGGAGTGAGTATTACAATTATACAGTGTGATACTAGAATACAGTCTATAAAAGAATATGATGGGAAATTTGAGTTAGAAGTTTCCGGTAGAGGTGGAACTGAATTTAACCCTGTTCTTGAATATTACAATGAGCATAATAAATATACAAGTCTTATATATTTCACTGATGGTGAAGCATTTACAGACATTAAACCAAAGAAGCAAGTACTTTGGGTATTATCGGAGAGATCCAGTTATAATGAAAGCTTGCCTGGTAAACAAATTAAATTAGAACTTTAAATTAAAAAAGATGAGTGAGACACAATTAAACGTTAATGAATTAAAAGACTTTTTAAAGCACATGGTAAAAAACAATCAGCACATTCAAGCAGAAGGAAAAGTTCCTGTTGCTGTAAATATTGAAGGTGATGCTGGTCTTGGTAAAACTTCTGCTATTATGCAATTAGGAGAAGAACTTGAGATGGATGTAGTTAAGATTAACTTATCACAGATAGAGGAGTTAGGTGATCTTGTTGGTTTTCCTGTTAAAGAATTCCAAATTCAAAATAAAGATGGTAAAACTACTTGGATAAATGAAGCTCAAGTAGATGTTGCTATGAAGAAAGGTTACAAAGTTGTAGACAAGAGAATGTCTCATGCTGCACCTGAGTGGATTCAAGGTAAAGGTGAAGGTGGGTTCTTAGTATTAGATGATTATACTAGAGCTGACCATAGATTCATGCAAGCTACTATGGAATTGATTGACAGACAAGAGTATATTTCTTGGAGTCTTCCAAAGAACTGGCATGTACTTCTTACTACTAATCCAGACAATGGTGACTATAATGTTACAGCATTAGATACAGCTCAGAGAACTAGATTTATTTCTACTGCAGTAAAGTTTGATGCAGATGTATGGGCTAAGTGGGCTGAGACTGTAAAGATTGATGGTAGATGTATTAACTTCTTATTAATGCATCCTGAACTAGTTAGTAAGGATGTTAATCCTAGAAGTGTAACTACATTCTTTAACTCTATCAGTTCTATTGAAAAGTTTGAAGAGCAATTACCTCTAATTCAAATGATTGGTGAAGGATCTGTAGGAGATGAATTTAGTAGCATGTTTACTATGTTTATTAATAATCAACTTGATAAGATTATTAGTCCTCAGCAAATTCTAGAAAATGATAATTGGGAATATGTAAGTGGAAGCTTAAACTCTTGTATTGGAACAGGAGATGAATTCAGAGCTGATATATCTAGTATAATTACAACTAGAATTATTAACTATTCTTTAATTAAAGCTAGCAAAGGTTCTATACCTCAAAAGATGATTGACAGACTTGTTCAATTAACTACAGATAGTAAAGCCTTTACTGATGATTTGAGATACTATATGGTTAAGGAAATCATAAATGGTAATAAAGCTAAGTTCTCAAAACTAATGTTAAATCAAAAGGTGGTGGCAATGGCTGTGAAGTAAATCACAGTTAGACAGCTTCCTTTTTTACTAATTATTAAACAATTTTAATCAACAGATAAGGGAGGCTCAAGTCTCCCTTTTTAACCAACTATTAAAAATGAAAACAAAGAAAATACCTTTTTTAAAACTGACCTGGAATGCCAGAAGAGATGAGTATAATAACGTAGAGTTTACTGAGTTAAACTATGAAAGTGAAAATCAATATCTTATTAATGTTGTACAAAAAGATGAAGAGGGTTTTGATACACCTAGAAATCTTGTAGACCTTGAGGCAAAAACATATGTTCCTCAAATGAAAGATAGAATTTATTTTATGAAGGGATGTACTGTCCCTAGAGTAAAACTTAAAGACTTATCTGTAAAGTATAAAATTAGAACAACTACTGAAATAGATAAAGCAACTGTTGTTGTGGGAAGTTCTGCTGCTAATGATAAATTAGTAAAAGCTGAATGGTATTATAAAATACCATATAAGGTATATGCAGCATGTATAGACTATATGAAAGATCAGTGGGAGGAACACGGTGGTTATTATTGTCAAAAAGAAGTTAAAGCTTTTAATAAAGTCTTAGAAGCATATGTAGAAGAGAATGGTGAAAACTTTTATATATTATGTGACTGGAGTGCTTCAAGATTATATAGTAAAGGTAATACTCATAATCCTAGTGAATTTTTAAAGCTCAAAGAACAAGCTTGGAAAGATCATCTTTTAACTAATGCTAATCCTCAACATAATGTACAAAGAAATAGTCAACACTGCTTTGTTATAAGTGATCATAACCTTGAATTTCTTGAAAACATAGGTGATAAAACAATAATTGATCAGAATGGTTTGCTTGAGGTAGTTAATGGTGAAGACTCTACAACTATTGATAAGGATACCTATCAGAATTTAAGAAATATGTTTATGAGTTCTGATAATGAAAATCATGTTCTTGCTATGGAAATTATGGCTAATTGTAATTATAAAGAAAGCATCCTGTGGTTAGAACTTTTATATTATCATCATAACCATCATATACAATATTGTAGATCTAAAAATCATGTAAACTTTAAGTCTCTTAAAAGTTATTTGGGTAAGGATAATTATTACAATCAACATGTGGATACACTGATTAGAGGTTTAATAAATCATGATGCATTAAGTAAGGAAGCTTTAGAAATCATAATGGAAGAAAATGTTGAGTTTTTTAATAGGGGTGGGTATAGTGAGTTCATTAAACCTAAGACTTACACACTTAGTACTGAGACTGCAGCAAACACAGGTTTCTATTGGACAAAGGATACACAGTATTCTTATGAAAGAAGTGATGTTGAAAGAATTCCTGAAGAAGACCCAACTATTTCAGAAAATTCAGATCATGAGACTGGTGATCCGGATTCAGCAAATGTTGAAGAAAAAGCATCTATTGAAGCTATAGAAGAAGTAGTACCTGTAGTAGAGTCTAATGAAGACACAGAAGAAGAAATTACTGAAGAAGAAGTAGTTTCTGAACCAGAAAGGTCCCTGGTAGAAACAGGATCACAACCTAATAATTCAAAAACACAAACTAAAAATGCAGACACAGACTTTGACTGGTTCTAGTGAATTAGAACAATTTTATAAAAATAAATTTTATTTTAGTTACAGTGGAATAAATAAACTCTTGTTCTCACCAAGAATGTTTTATTCTCATTATATTTTAAATGAAAGAGAAGATAGTGTTGACCCTCACCTTGTAAAAGGTAGGGTCATTCACTGCTTGCTTTTGAATCCTGAAGACTTTGATAAGGAATTTATAACAATTCCTAGCAAATTACCTTCAGGTAATAATAGAATGATTGTAGATGAGATTTTTAAAATCTATACAGAGCTTGCAGATGAATCATTATCATTACGACTTTTTGAAAAAGAAATATTAGATTTATTAGAAAAGATAAACTTGCACCAAAAGCTTAAAACTGATGAAGCAAGGTTAAAGAAAATTCTAACAGATGATAATGTTAAATATTTTGATTTCTTAAAGAAGGCTAAAGGTAAAACTTTAGTAGATAATGAAACAATAGACTATTGTCAGGAAAGTGTTAATGCTCTAAATGCAAATGATAATGTAAAAACTTTGTTAGGATTTAATAAAAGTGAAGAGGATACTCATATAACTGTTTATAATGAAATAGGATTGATATCTGATGAAAATTTATTCTTTAATGATGCACCCTTTGGATTTAAAGGTATCTTAGATAACGTTGTTATAGATGAAGACACTAAGAATTTATTTATTAATGATTTAAAGACTACGGGTAAACCACTAGTAGAATTTCCTGATTCAGTAGACTACTATAAATATTGGATCCAAGCATCTATTTACTATCAACTTGCGTTTTATAAGTATATAAACAATAGAAAAGATAAGTTGGAGTGGACAATTAACTTTACTTTTGTTGTAATAGACAAATATAATCAAGTATATCCATTTCAAGTAAGTGCTAAAACTATGAAAGAATGGTTGGTTGACTTTAGAAATTTAGTACTACCGGTATTAGATTTTCATTATGTAAATAAAAATTATGATCTGCCTTATGAATTAGCAACAGGAACTATTAAATTATAAAAACATGGGAATAAAATCAGTATATAAGAAATATTTTCAAAAATCTAAGGTGTTCTTGTACCCACTCCTTGGAATTAAAAGAGGTACAAGTGTTATTCCAAGTGAGACTTATCTTGCTTGGAATGATTCAGTTTCTCCTAATGATATGAAGCTAGTATGTTTATATCATCCAAGAGAAGATGTTGAGTATAAAAAGTTTGAGAAGAATATATTACTCAAACATAACCGGTTACATGATTGTATAATGGTTGACAAATCAAATAGAATTTTTGTGTTTGATTTTTCTGATTTAGAATATGATTGGCAATTGTTTTTAGATGGTAAGTATAGTATGATTAGTACAAAAGTAAAAGGAGATATCATGAGCTTCTTTAATCCTCATACAGGTAACTATGTATATATGAAAAGTTATTTGTATCCAGAAAAGTACTTTGAAGACTATGCAAACTGTTTAAATGTAGACGTAAAAATGATAGAATCTGTAGGTGAACTCTGTAGCAAACCTGACCTTGAGAAAGAAAAGTTAGTAATGGAGGTAGCTAATTTAGATAATATCAAAATTATTGATTAATTTTATAAAAAAAAATCAACATGGAAAATTCAATGATCCTGGTTAAATCAACCTGGCAAGAAACACAAACTTTTAAAATGGTACCTATCAGTAATGATTGTCCATATGTAGAATGTATATTTGATCCAACATCAAAAGTTTTTGTAATTATAGGTAAGACAGTTAAAACTGCATTACATATGTTACCTAAACTAGATGAGTATGGAAAAGCTATCAGCGGTAATAGAGGAGCTAAACAACAAAGAACATCAATTGAAACTTTTCAAGAGTACTACATTGAAGATGCAGACTCTATAAAAGAAATTGTAAACATCTTTGCTGTGAATGCTAAAAAGTTTAGTCTTAAAAGTTTTTTAGAAAGTAAAAAAGATAAACCCTCAGTAGCTGCAGTTGTTGAAAAAGTATGATAGCTGTATATGATGTCTACTCCCGGCAAAACTTTGAATCAATGAAGTTAGCGGGAGAAGTTCTTAATATACCTGCATCTAAAATTAAAGAGAGTGCAGAAAAGAATATTGAACTAAATTTTAATAATAAAAAATATAGATTCAGATATTCTACTGTAAAAGAAACTCGTACATTTAAAGTTAGAAGATTTCCTTTTGGAAAACATAAAGGTTCTTTAATAAGAAACTGTAAAGATGAACAATACTTAGAATGGTTAAGTAAGCAGTCTTTTGTAGATTCACATTTAAAGATTCCCGTAAAACGTAGGTTAAGAGAACTACAACTTTATAAATAATAAAATATGAGTCATTATGTTATGGACTATGAAACTTTACTCAATTGTTTCATAGGAGTATTTGAAGATATCAAAAGTGATGACCGTGAGATATTTGTTATTCATAATTCAAGAAATGATATTCTAGAATTTATTACATTTCTAGAAAAGAATATTTTATTGAATGAATGGCATGTATCTTTTAATGGTTTGTCTTTTGATGCTCAAATTACAGAACATGTATTAAGAAATAAAGAACAACTCCTGGAAATGCCAGGGGAGGAAATAGCTTTATTTTTATATGGAAAAGCTCAAAGTATAATTCAAAGGCAGAATGAAGGAGAATTCTCTGAATTTGCACCTTGGCACTTACAGATCAGACAAGTAGATGTATTTAAACTAAATCATTGGGATAATGCAGCTAAGAGGTCTAGTCTTAAGTGGATTCAGTATACTATGGATTGGAAGAACATACAAGATATGCCTATCCATCACAGTACTGAAATTAAAACTAAAGAGCAGGTAGATGACATAATAACTTATTGTATTAATGATGTCAAGTCAACTAAAGCTATCATGTTTAAAAGTAAAAAACAGATAGAACTTAGGAGAGCATTGACAGAAGAATATAATATAGATTTATATAGTGCATCTGAACCAAGAATAGCTAAAGAACTGTTTTCACTTTTCCTTAGTGAGAAAACAGGTATAAAGAAATATGACCTCAAGCAATTGAGAACATATCGTAATGAACTTATAGTTAAAGATTTAATTCTGCCTTATATTAATTTTAAGACAGCTACATTTCAAAGATTAGTTAATAAGTTTAATGACCTGGTACTAGATGCAAATGATCTAAAAGGTAATTTCAAATATAAAGTTAGATATAAGAATATAACAACTCATTTTGGTCTCGGTGGTGTACACGGAGCTAGAAAAGAAGTATATGTTTCTGATGATAATCATGTTATAATGTCTTCAGATGTTACAAGTTTTTATCCTAATCTAGCTATTAAAAACAAGTGGGCACCATTACATCTTCCTAAAGAAGAGTTCACTGATCAGTATGAATGGTTTTTCAAAGAAAGAAAAAAGATTCCTAAATCTGACCCTAGAAATTATGTTTATAAGATTGTATTAAATAGTACTTATGGTTTAAGTAATGATGCAAATAGTTTTCTATATGACCCTGAACTTACAATGAAGATAACTATCAATGGACAATTGAGTCTAATGATGTTACATGAAATGATATGTGAAGGTATCCCAAATGCTGTTCCTTTGATGCATAATACTGATGGTCTTGAAACAAGAATACCACGGAACTATGTAGATAAGTATATGGAAATTTGTAAAGAATGGGAAAAGATTACAAACTTGCAACTTGAACATGATACATACCAGAAAGTTCTACTGGCAGATGTCAACAACTATATTGCTATAAATGAATATAAAGAAGTTCACAAAGATGTATTTGAAGATTTAAGAAAGTCAAATCCTAACTATTTGTATAAGATACTTAATGATAAGTATTATTTTGCAGGTGTTAAGTCCAAGGGACGTTTTGTATTTGAAGATCTTCCTTTACATAAAAACAAGAGTTTCTTATGTGTTAAGAAAGCAATATATGATTACTTAATTAAAAACATAGACCCTGAAGAATCTCTTAAGTCTAACAAAAATATATTTGATTTTTGTGGAGGAGTTAAGAAGAGAGGTAATTGGGAGTTCAATGAAGAATATGTTATCAATGGTGAACATAAAATTGATAAACTTCAAGGAACTGTCAGATACTACATCTCAAACACAGGTTCTAAAATTATGAAAGTTAACAATGTTGATGGAAGATCTGTACAAGTAGAAGCAGGTAAATGGTTACAAACTGTGTTTATTAATCACATAGAAAAGCCATTTGAAGAATATGATATAAATTATGATTTTTATCTTAAAAAGGTTATGCGGGAGATAGAGCTCTTGCAACCTGTTAAAACACAATTACAATTATTTTAATTATGCCAACAAAAATTAAAGAATGTACAAAGCAGCATCTGTTTGATGTTGCTTTACCAAATCAGACAAGTACTTATACTGTAATCAGTCATAAGTCAGTTGTAGATCTATCAATTGAATGTCTAGAGAATGCCGGATTTAAAGTTAATCAAGAGCATTATAGATGTACAGGAAATGGAAATATAGCACAAGGAGTATATAGATTAACGTTTATGGATGACCCTGAGTTGTCCATGATGTTTGCCTGGTCTAACAGTTATAACAAACAGATGAGGTTTAAGTGTGGTATTGGAGCTTACATAAATCAAACTGGTAGTAGTATGGTTTGTGGAGACATGGGTTCTTGGGCCCGTAAACACACAGGTACTGCAGATACAGAAACTGAAGAGACCATTAAAGAGCAAATCAAAGATGCTAATATGTATTATAAGCAGCTTGTTAAAGATAAAGAAAGTATGAAGGAAATTCATATTAGTAAAAGACAACAAGCTCAGTTACTTGGTATCCTGTTTGCTGAACATGAGATTCTAACTACTGAACAAGCTAGCATCATCAGACAACAAATGTCTAGACCTAGTTTTAAGTATGGAAATCCTGATAGCTTATGGGCATTTTATAATCATGTTACTCTAGCTTTACAACAGTCACATCCTAAAACTTGGATGGAGGATCAAAGAGTTCTTCATTGGTTTATATCTGATGCTTTTAAATTTGATAAAGCAGAAGAGGTAGAGCCTGAAGTAGATCCTAATCAAGTAGATCTAGAAGATATGATTGCAGAGGTTGAGGCTGAAGAGGAAACAACTGTTACCGAATCTACAGAAGTTGAAACTACTCCTGAACTTACAATTGAAGAGCAGATAGCAGAAGATGAAGCTGCAGTGGCAGAAGTATGTGATGAACCATCAAGCCCACCCCTGGGCTCTGATGATATGAATTCATGTCCAGAGCATCAAGAAGATGAAGAACTCAAAGAGTTAGATGAATTAATTAAAGGTCAAGTAATCGTAGATAAGCAAATAGCTGAAGAATCTGTAACGGATATTACAGAAGATGCTGATTTTGATTTAGACTTTAGTGTATCTAATACTGAGAGTTCTGATGAAGATACTGAAGTGGAAGAGGGTGACTTACCTGATCTATTTTAGTTTAAAGTTCAAAAAATAAAAGGGAGATGTAATGTCTCCTTTTTATTTAAAGAAAATTTTACTATATTTATAGTGTCTCATATTATTTATTTGATTAATTAGGGGAGAAGGAGGATGTAAGTCCTCCTTTTTTCATATATTTATATTATGAAAAGTAGAAGCTTATATGATTTACACAAAGAATATCTTAAAATTAAGTCCGGAGATTTTGCATCATGGTATGAAAAGCTGAATAGTAATGAGAAAATGATGTTCAACAAAATCCTCTCTGATATGAGAGATGAGTTATCTAATCCTAAAAAAATCAAGAATGAAACTAAAACATAATAACAAAACTGTTTATGTAAAATATGTATCTTCAGATCATAAGTATGCACTAGTTACTGAAGATGAAAGTAAAACATTTAAAATTTATAAAGTAGATGTAGAAGATCTTGAAGGTTTAAATAAAAGAAATTTAAATAAATTTAAAAGATTTGCTACTATGAATTATCCGGCAGATGAAGGCTCAGTGTCAGGATAGTTAAGTGTAAGATATAGGAGTTTATAGGTTCTTCATCTGTTGAACCTATATGTTCCCATCCCAACATACATCTATCATGGGGCCAATATATAGAAAATTCTAGAACCATCTTAAATTGCTCTAGATAAGTTCTCATAAACTTTAACTGCATCTTGTGGTTTAATATTATAACCAGGAAGACCAATTAATTTAATAAAGTATGCCCATGCTTTGTTATCTCCTTTCTCCCAAATACCTGACTTTCTTTTATACTCTTCTGTAATATTCCAAGGTAGTATCTGATTTGTAAATCTTATGAATCTACTTAAGGTACTTAAAGCTGCAGAAGGTGATTTTATAGTTCTCCACATATCTTTAGGAGAAATATACTGAGCTGTCTCTGATCTCATCCTAACCATTTCATACAGAAGAAAGTTATAAAGATAATTGTCTTTATACTTTTCTTTATCCTCTCCATCATCAGAAGCCATAGCTGAAAGAATACCTATCAAACCTACAATTGTTAAGAACACACCTATCTCAGAAAGAGTTCTTCTGATATTTGCTTTTTGCATAGGAGTATATGTACTCCATTCTTTTGCAACATTTAATTTATAAGTTCTTAAATCTCTAACAAAAGTATTCCAAAAGGTTCTATAGTGACCCTCAGTCCCTGAACCAAGTTCCTCATCCCAAGAATACTGTTTCCATCTTCTTTTAAATCCAGGATACATATGCTTTCTATACATCAAAGCTAGACGGCCCAAAGATTGCTTTTGTGCAGTACCTTTATCAAAGGTATTGTATATACCATGCATTTTTTTACTTAATGCATGAACTCTATCTTGAAAAGATCTCCTATGCTTTTCATTAAAATCCTCATAAACATTATTCCCATCTTTATCCTGAGTAATCCACTCAACTTTCCCATTTAAATCACCTGAATCAGGACCATATTTCTTATGTGCTTCATACATAGTTATATTAGTACCATTCTCCTTATCTCTAACTTCTGTAGCATTCATTAATGCTAGCATTCCTGAAACTTGTATTTCATATTCCCCAAAGTACTGATTAAAGAATAATGTATTAGTTCTAAATAGTTTATTTGCTACACTTGCAGAAACAATTCTTCCATACTTATCAGTAAAGTCTCCTTGTATAGGGTCATATAACTCATTAAGTCTACCCATCCAACTTGTAGGACTAGGTTTACCAAAGTCTCCTAATGTTCCCGCAACATTCTCCATGAACTGAACTTTAGATTTTGCTAAGTCAGCAGCACTAAAGAATTCTGCTCCCGATGCTTCTATAATTAATTGTATATTACCTTGTAAGTTATTAGCCACACCTTTAAGTAAATCAGCTGCAATAGATGTTAGTGCAGAAAATCCGGTTATTGTGTTAGTTATTTTATCAAACTGTAAACCCAAGAGAACTTCTTTCTTTTGCATCTCTCCATATACAATCATATCAATAAATGCATCTAAATGTTTTTTAGTAAAACTTTCTCCACTCTTAACAATAAATTCTTCAAGGCCAAATCTCTTAGCCACTACATCAAATTGTTTCTTACCAGATACCTCATCAAATTTCGGATTAGCTCTTTTAGATATAACTTGTTTCATTAAAGATATCTCACCATTAACTTCATTTAGTGCGTCATACTTATTTGCCATTTGACTAAATAATAAAACAGAACTTAATAAATCATAGCTTATATCTGATTCATCAATATTTTGTGTAAAGAATATAGGTAAGAACTTCACAGCTTCCCCTCCCAAAGTTGCAATGTTACCACCGTATTCTGTATCATAAGCTTGTATAGAAATAGTTTCTTTAATGTTAGTCTTTACTAGATTACTAATTCCTTCATCTAATAACCTTTCTAAATCTTTCTTAGGAATAGATGGTATTCTAGAACCTGTTCGTTGTGATTCAGGTAATAACTCTTGAGCACCGTAGTAAGTATCGGTAAGTGCTTTGTGATATTCTCCCATTGCATTCTTAGGCTTACCATCTTTGTTATACATTGCTAACCACTTCTCACTTATATACTTTGAAGAAGGTTCTTGTATCTCTTTAAACCTTTCATTGTTAAACCAGTTTGCGTATTGTTTTTTACTAATGATTTCTGCATCTCTTTCATTCTTCATCTTATCATCAATAGCTTTAATAGCTTCTGCAGATTTCTCTGTCATGTTTTCTTTATACCATTGCTTCTTTTTATTTTCCCAATTTCTAACATCTTGTTTTTCTGATGATGTTAATTGCTCAGGTATTTTATCTGCATGCGGCTTAGGGTTTTCAGCCCACCATTGGGCTTGTGCAGCTTTAAATTTCTTTCTATCTATTCTTTCAACAAAGTGTACCTCTTTCTTATATACTATATTACCAGCCTCATCTTTCTTAACCGTCTTATAATAATAGTTAGGATTCTTTTTTGATTGCACCGTTTCATATACAGGTACTTCTACTACAGTATATAAACCTTCATTAAATTTTTGAGGATTGTCAGTTGATCCCGGAGCTTGACTTCTGTATTCTAAATATTCGTCAGTCAATTCTCTTTTAATATTAATATCTTTTAATCTAGCAAACTCTAACTGATCTTTAATTGCTTTAGCAAATAATGCAACAGCACTATCAGGTGAACTAATTAAGGGCCCTACTAAAAAGTCTAAGACTCCTTCTTCTATAGCAGCTTCTTTTAGTATCTTAATCATACCATCTTTATCTTGAGCCTTCGTGCTTAAAAGATCTATTTGTCTTTCTACTTTTTGAATAAGTCTATCTCTTCTTTTTTCATTAGTTACATCATTCTTTATTTTTTCAATCTCTGCTCGTTTTGCTGCAATTTCTTTTTCTAAACCTTCAGCACTGTATTTTGATCTTGCATCTAATAAAAACTCTGCTAATAAAGGTATGCCTTCATCCAGCATTCTTTGTCGTATGATATTTCTAGTAGTTACTGCTCTTTCTAGTTTTTCTTTCATACTTAATTTCACATTCCCTTCTTCATCTTCTTCAAACATTTTTTGTTCAGCGTCTTCGTCTAACTGAAAGAAATCAAAAAGATCTTCACTAGATATCTCATCTAATATATTATAACTGTTTGCATACTCGTTTATATTAGTTAAAGCTTCTATAAGTTCTTTTCTATCAACATCCTCTTTCTTTACATCAATCAAAAATTGTTTTGTTCTTTGCTTTAACTGTTGAGACATTTTATATGCTTCTTCGATAAATAGATTTATTGACTCAACTTCCTCTACAGCTTTCATGTTTTGTAAAAGTTCTTTGAGCCTATTTGTTTTTCTATCTACGTCTTTAACTTTCTGATTTGAAAGAATATTAATTCTTTTTTGAAGATATACTTTAGTCTTTTGAGCTAATCTTTGCATAGGATCAAGCTCTTGCAGTGCTTCTATTTCCTCATTAGTTAGATCTCCCTCTTTAGCATCTTCGTTTAAATCCTCTTGCTGATTGAATCCTTTTTTAATCCAAAGATCCATTGCAATTTGTTCATTGTTTTGTGCTTCTGAAAGAATCTCTTTCCATTCTTTACTATTTTTATTAGGACAAGTTGCCATATCAACATACAGTTTTAACAAAATCTTTATATACTCTAAGAAGTTCTTCTTGAGTTTCTGCAGATTCTAAGTTTTTTATAATTAAATTCATATTATAACCCCTTTCAGCTAAGTATACTTGCATAGCTGATGTATTAAGTGGTTTAACTTGGTTTAGTACATACTTTTTATATTCAGGATTTACAGGAGTTGTATTTGATTCAACTTCTTGCATCCCTGTTACTAAATTAACATTTGGCATAAACACAGCTCCAGTGTCTTCATCTATAAGAGTATATAGATTATTTCCGACTCTTTGCCATCTATGCGGACCACTCTGAAACATCTTGGGTTGTGCTCCATCATTAAGCTCTACTAATCTAGCATATGCTCTTAAGCTAGGTTCTATAGTTCTTTCTTCAACCTCTTCAGGTTTTTGCTGAGGAGTTATAATAACTTTAAAACTTCTTGGCTTACGTCCTTGTCTTAAAGATATTATTTGAGGATACTTTGATTGTAGAGTATTCATTACTCTATAATTTTTTTCAAAGATTTCTTTTATAGAGATTGCTGTTTGCAAAGGTCCTACATCTATACCTTTAATTACATAGTATTCACCTCTATGCTTTCTAATAACTCCTTTTAATGAATCCCTTATAAACTCTTCAGTCATATAAGGATTTTGTTTCATATTTGCATCAAAGTTTTCTATAGTATCAATACCTTCAGCTTTAACAATTTTAGATACCTCACTTAATGAAGGAATATAAAAATCATCATTAGCTTTCATAGAAAGATTCTTAGGATGACTTCTTGTATAGACTTCAGCTAAGAATACACCATAACGTTTCTCTATATTTTGATATGTTTTATTTGATTTATTTATACAAGCCATTACTTACATTTTAATATTTCAATAAATTGTTCCATTGTGAAACTTGCAGGAGCACTATCCCATTGAGCTTGAGCAAACTGTTCATTTCCATATCTTAATTCAAGATCTTCTTTTTCTTTCTTACTTAAGCTATTATAATAATTAGATATTGAAGGATCAATAAATAAACTACCTTGTATAGATTGCAAGTTATATGTTGCTTGAGTTGCAACAAAGGCTTCAGCCAAAGATTCTATAAACCAATTCTGACCTCCACTTTCCCATACAGTGTTCTTATTAGTAGGTTGATGAACTGATACATTAAGAAATGCTAGACCTCCTCTGTTTTGAATCTCTGAAAATAGATTTGGATAAGTATCTAGTTTATTAGTTAATATTTCTGTCATCAATGCAAAGTTACTACTTTTATCTTTAGAAGGTTTAGTAGTACTCTCTTTTTTATCTTTTAAAGCTTGGTATGCTGCCTCAGCATCTTGATATTTTTTACCTCTAACTTCAACAGGATATGACATAGCAATATTACCTTTTGATTTAGATAATTCTGTAGGGTTAGTAAGAGCACCTCCAAGACCTCTACTATTAGATGATATATCAATAGGTTGTATATCTACTTCTTCAACTTCTTCAGTTGGAGTAGATATTAATGATTTAGGTGTCTTAGGCATTCCTGGATCTAAATCAGCTGCTCTTCTAAAAGTAAGTGTAATAGTATAATCTTTTACTACTTTACCATCAGGAAGAGTGATAGGTTCTAATGCTTCACCTTTCTGTATAGCTCTTGGTGTATCATGTGCTAATTCAAATCTACCTTTTCCTTCTAAACCAAATGTATATATAGTACCTGCTTTAGTTGGTATAGTAACTTTTTTATCAGATGCGAATGATGCTTTACCTGGATCTTTAACATTTTCATAAATGTTTATTGCATTTCCTGCACCAAGTGTATATACTATTACAGGATAATTTTCTGCAGATTTACTTTCAGTAACATCTTTATGTGTAGCTACAGCTTGTCCTGGTAAATATATGTTACCAATCATTGCATCATAATTAGACATATCTATTCCTAAAGATTTTTGTATATCATCTATTATAGGTTGTAGTTCTGATAGTTCCGGTAATAGAGTTCCATTCTGATCTAGTTGATGATATGCATACACAAACTTATCAGTTTTATCTTTATTAGATTTTTCTAGTGCTGCAATCTCTTTCTTTCTAGCATTAGAATCATATGATGGAGAATTAATTTCTAAAGGTTGAGCAGAAAGTTCTACTCTAGCCCATCTTAATCCAAATTGGAACATCAAGTTAGCATTTCTACCTTTATTCTCTTTTATAGCTTGAGCTTTTATTTGAGGTTTAATAAGATCTAAAAACTTAGACTGTAATGTTTTTGTTGGATTTGTTTCAATAACTGCCACTCCATAAGGTTCAGATATAATTTTAACTCCACTACCTTTTTTAACATTTAAGTTATTAGGACGTTTAGGTTTATTTTGATCCAAATACTTATTAAGTCTTTCCCTAGCTGCATTTAACTCAGCTTCAGTAGCAGCCCCTATAGAAATACCAAACTCTATGAGTGTAATATCTTCTTCTAACTTTTGTAACTGAGAATCCTCTGTAGGAATTGAGTCAGTTTCTATATTTGTACCATTAAATGCATTAGCACTTTGAACATAGTTCTTATAAACATTAGGAGCTAAAAGTCTATTGGTAATAAAGTTGAAAATCTCACCACTACCTTTAGATTCAAGAGTCTTATTTAAGAAAGAATTAGTAGTATTACTCATAATTTCCATAAAAGTTTCTGGATTCTGTATCTGTGGAAAGTTTATAATACCTCTTCCAATACCATGCTGATATAGGGTTATTAAGAAAAAGTTTTTAAATATATCACTAATCTCTTTATTTTTAGCTTTATCTTTTACTTTCTTAACTGTCACATCTCCAAGTTGAGTTAACTGTTTGCTGTATAAGTTTGAAGTACTTGAATCAATTATACCTTTATCTCTTAATTCTAATAGATTATATCCAACACCTTTCATAAAGAATGAACTATTCAATTGTTTTAATACAGGATATCTTTCCATAAGTAATTTATTAGACTGTATCATCTTTACAACATCTTGAGTATAAGAATACTTAGTTCTACCCATTATGTATTTATGATTAAAGTTATTTAATAAAGCTCTTTTAGAAATAAATTGTTCATATTCAGTTTTATTTTTAAAATCCTTTACATCATATTGATTATACAAAGATTCTTTCTCAATTAAATATTTTACAAAAGAATCTTTATTTGTAAAAGGATCTTCATTCTGTTTAAATGTATCCAAACCTAATTCAGCAAAAGATGTACTGCTTTTATTATTTGATAGATATCTTTTAGTTTTAAAAATTGCATCAATCTTTTTAAAGTCTACTTTAATTTTACTATCTGTAAATTCAACAGGTTTTTCATAACTTAATTCTGCAGACTCAACAGGTAGGTTATAAGGATTTTCATTAGGAATAGTTTGAGGTAATCCTACAGTATCAGGCATTCCTGACATTGTATTTTGATAAATGTAATCTACTATAGCATTATTAAAGTTTGAAATAAATCTATCTACATCTTCTTTTCTTGTACCATATACATCAGTAACTCTTTTCTTAAATTTTTTATCCAAAAGAGAATTTACTAAGAAGAAGTTTATTCTAGAATTTAATCTTAATGGAAATAAAGGAATTACTATATCTTTATAAATCTCATACTTATTCATTGAAGATAAAACTGACTCTTTCATTAATCTATTAGCACCAGCTGTATCTAATTTACTAAAAGGATCCTTCAGTAATCTATTTAAATTTCTTTCATAAATATCTAATGAAGCCATAGTATCTAAAATACTAGTATCTGGATTAAAGTCAATTTCAAACTGTTCAAAATCTGAAGACAAGTTTTGAATTTGTAAAAAGTAAAGTAATAAAGCAGCTTGATCCATCAAATATTTTTGAGAAGCAATTGGTTCAAGTTTAGAAATATTATTTTGTAACTCTTCTACAGTAGGAGCATTACTACCATATGAATCTTTCCATAAAACATCTGCCAACTCATTAGGTGACCAAGCAAAAAATCTTAAACCTTTTTCTTGATAAACTCTAGTTTTATTTCCTAGTTTACTTTCATTAATAACAAGTTCATAACTATTATCTGAATTTTTCTTAATGAAAGTTTTTAAACCCTTTAGAGTTTTATAAGTTTTCCATTCGGTTTGTTCAGTGTAACCATCAAGATATTTTACAGAAAACTTACCATCTAGTGCAGATACCTCATTGCTATCTAATATTTTATCAAGTCTGTTTTCATTAGCAACATCCACTGCATTATATACAATAGCTCTTAAATTATCTGAAAGACCTAATAAAATGTTTTCTAAAACTTCACCTTTAGTGCTTTGCTGACCATTTAATACAGCCACTATACCTTTAGTTTCATTTAAATCATTAAGAAACCTTTTAATTATTGGTTGGTTTATAAGTGCTAAAGCAATGCTTTTATCTATTCCTGATTCTAACATTCTATTAAATACAGGAAGTGAATCTTTTGTAAAGTTCACATATGCAGGGAATGGGTTATTTCCTCTATCAAGAACTCCTTGAAAGCTATGAGAAAATGTAGTTGAAATATCTTGATTTGTTACAGAATTCTCGTGAGAAAAAGATATTCTACCATCAGATGTTTTTTGATATTCAAACTTAAAGTTAGGTACATAATTATATGAAACATCATCATCAATAAGAATTTGTCCAGGCATTGCCATACCTGCATATTTATATAGAACATGTTGTTTCTTTTTCTTAGCAAGCATCCCTAAAGGTTTAGCACCTCCTAATAACTGAGCAAACTTATTAACATCATAATTAATATTAGTTACTGTTGTAGGACTAACATATCTTTCTGTAGTATTCTTATTAGCTAAAGGATCAAACTCTTGAGCATACTCTTTATAAAAACCTTCAGCTTCATCAGATATTAGATAAGTTGCATTTGGTTTTGTAAGATTTGCATAGTTGTCTGCTAATGTTAATATATTTAGCTCAGTTCTAATTAATTCATTTTGAGCATAACCTATTTGGTTTTCAATTAATGCTTTAGTACTTTTATTTTCTGCCTTTAGTTTTGCATACTCTTTCTTAAAGTCAACTTTAATTGGAAAAGATCCATCTTTATTTATAGTAGGAAAAGATAAAAATAATGCATCAACATCAAAGTCAGAACCTTCTTTTGCAACAATTTCTGTAGGAACTACTACAGTATTAGCAGAAGAAGCATCTAAAAAGTGCCACACTTCAAAACCATCCTTTAGATTCAAATCATCTACAGGAATCCTAGGTCCTGTTATTCTAACTTTATCACCATGCTCTTCTAAAAACTTATCATCTTTTATAAGTTTATTTAAGTTTTGTCTTGTTCCAATCTTTTTACCTTTGTATTCAAGGTTTAATAAATTAATAAAATCACCATGGTTAATAGAAACAGCAATTTTAGCTAACTTTGTTTTTTCTCTTAGAGGATATCCATCTTTATCTTTTAATATCTTACCGTTTTTACCTTTTAATATATCACCTCTTCTATAACTAGGTAAATTATTACTACCTAAAAACTTTTTTATTTCTTTAGGATCATTAATAATCTTTGGATCCTGTTCATATTCAGAACTCCATAGTCCATTATAAAAAGTACTTGGAACTTGTATGTCTTTTTCTCCTTTTACTTTTTGTCTTACAAGTGCTTTTGCTATTCTATTAATTACAATTTTTTCAACTAACCCTGCTTCAGGATGTAATGAAAAATCTTTACTAAGTTGTTCATTAAGATCTACATCTAGTGCAGCTCGTAATTGTACAGGTACATCTTTTAATTCAAGCTCATCTCTTATAACTCTTATTAAGTTATCTAGCTTACCGACATATTTACCATCTTTAAATTCATAACCAATCTCATCTAAAAATTCTTGTTCATAGGCATCTGTTAAAGCATCAACAGCATTCTTATATTCATTATAAAATTCTCTATGTTTATCATTAATTTCACCTTCTTTGAATAAACCACTAATGGTCATTATTCTTTCTTGAGTTGGTTTAGTTATAGTCTTTTTTAATTTAGATGCTACCTTAGTAACATTTTTTAAATATCTAATATGAATCTTATTATTTGCTAATTTAGCATTTGGATTAATATATTTATCTTTAAAATAATCATTATCAGAAGGTAGATATATATCATCAAATTCACCATTCATTGTTAAAGTAGATACTTTTGAACCAGTACTCATTGTAATCATTTGAAAATTATTTTCAATCATGTACTTCTGCAATTTATACAATTCTGTATCTGATTTAGCAATTGTAGGTATGATAGGTGCAACAGCAAATTTATACATAAGAGTTGTATTAATTTCACTGTTCATTAAGGGACCATAATAATGCAGTTTATAAACCGGAAATGCTTCCTTTACTTTTAATGGATCAGTATCTTCACCTTTAATTACTTGCTGATATAAGTTTTCTTGTTCACTAGTCCATTCATTTGGACCTCCTAATTTTTTAAGCATCCTGTATGCATCTAACGTTGCAAATGCAGCTCCATCAGCTTCTTCAATTCCTTCATATGGATCACGATCTTTTTCAAGTCTGTATTTTATTTCCTGTGGAGTCAGTCCTGCTTTTTCATAAGCTTCTGTCCAACCCTCAACTAGTTCATCCATATATACAGTCTTTCTTTTAGGGTCTTTTATAACTCCTGTATTAAGAGTACCATCAAAGTTAAAGTCTTGTATAGTTTCATCATCTAGTTCTTTACTAAGCTCTTTAGCATATGTGTTAACATTTTCTCCCTGAAACACCTGATTAATAAAGTCTTGTGCATACTCATCATAAACAAAGCTATCTCCATTAGATGTAGAACCTGGTGCACGTTTAGTAGCTTGTTCTTTACTATGATTAAACTGAACAGCATCACCATGTATTAGATTAAACATTTCAAACTTATTAATGTAATCATTATAGACAAAAGCTTTTACTGAAACCATGTCTTGAGGTATAGATTTTATTTTACTTACATAGTTTTTATAAGTTTCTTCTGCTACTTGATTAAAATAATTTGTGATGCTTTTTGAAATTTCATCATAAAGTTTAGAATCTGCTTTTATGTATTCAACAATGTCTTCATTCTCATCTAAAGTTTCAGCTAATCCAGTTAAAGTCTTTTTAATATCTTTAGTTAAAAGATCATCTGTTAAACCAAAAGTTAAACCAGCTTTAGTACCTCTTACATCTCTATTAAATCCTATTGTATTTTTCAATACTTCTGGATTCTTTTTAAAGAAACTAATTCTATCAAACTCAACACCTATATAATCTAGTAAGTAACCTTCAATAGCCATTAACTCACCTTCACTAACTTCTAATTCATTTTGAAATAAATCTTTAGAAATCCATAGACCATCTGTCCCGGACTTTAAACCATTATCTAAAATCACTTGACTTTTTTCATTTGGTGCTATACCAAAAGCCATTCTTTTCTCAGCATGTCTAATAAACTCACCAATTCCTTTTTGCATCATTGTATTATATGCTAAGTAAAATTTATCTATAGGAACTAGATCTGGAGTATTAATTCCCTGAGCAACCATTTCATCAACCACTTCTAAACCTGCAAAAGCTAAAAAGTTTAATTCTCTACCTTTAATTTTTTTACCGGTAACTGGATCAAAAATAGATGCTATTAGTTTTGACCTATTTGTAAAGAAGTTTTTAGAAGGATCTAGAAAAGACATATGTGAATTAGTATCTGCCCAAGCATTATCTAATTCATCTAAATTATTTATACCATCTACCATAGAACTAACTGAACTATGATTTGTAACAGCAAAAGCTTTATTGCCATCAGGAAGAATTATATTTTCTACAGGAGAATCAAATCCATACTTAGACTGCAAATTAGCAAATAAATTAATAGTTGATACTGGTGCTAATATCTGAACTGTTTTAAAACTAGGAAGTAAATACATAAATTTACTCCATTCTAAAGTTTGTAATGTAGTAATAGGATCTTGTGTAAATCTACTTACTAGTATTTTTTCATTCTTACTTAAAGTTTCTTTTTGCGAAATAGTTTCTATGTCTTTAACTAAATCAAATAATTTATTTATTTGAACATCAGAGTTATCTATTGCAGTATTAATTTTTTTAGTATTGTCAAGAATAATACCTAAAGCATTTAAAAAACTTTTAAAATCTTTAGAGTTAATCTCTCCATTGTTATTGCTAAAAGACTTAACAAGCTTCTCTAAGTTTAAAGTTTGATCTTTAACATAAGGATTAGGAAAGCTTTTAAAGTAACTTTTAAAATTAGTTAATACTTTAGCTGCTGCTGGAGAAGATTCTTGTAGTACAGGTTCACCCTCTATAACTGATACTTGCCAAAACTTTGCAGATGGTCTAGCAAATGTATGCCAAAAAGATGAGCTAATATCAAATGCATAAGTATTCTTAATACCTTCTGGGCCTGGCAGTTTATAATCAACTAATTGTTTTAAAGCAGGAAATAATTCTGCTTCTTCTTTTAAAATATCAAATGCTTTTTGTCTATCTTGAATACCTCCAATACTTTTAGAAACCAAGTTCCAAGTACTTCTAAAGTCTTCTCTTTCATTAAATCCTAAAGAATTCTTTATAGGCTTTCCATTAGAATCAACTTTAAATAATCCTTTTAGTAGATAAATAACTTCACTATCTGCTAAATCATATAATGACTTTTTATTATCATAATATTCAGGATCCATACTTTCAAGACCTTCAGATACTGGTGAGTCTGATTCTCCTAATTCATCTCCTTTTTCATTTACTTCTTCCTCAACAACATACTTAACTTTACCAAATTCAAAATCTGAATTTTGTAAATGATATTTAATAAGACCTGTGGGTTTACCACCTTTTGATTCATAGAAAGGATCACCAAAGTTTTTTATTGAGGTTTCTAAAAGACGCATGTTATTTAAAACATTCTCATCTTCAATTGTTAATTCAGGCTCTGTAGCTTCTTTAACATCTACTCTCTCATATTTTTTTGCACCAGCTTTTATATAATTATCAAATTGAATTTCAGCATCTTCTAATTCAGATATTACAATTATTTCTGCTTTTCTATTGCTACCATCTTTAATAGTATTATGCACATAGTAATCACCTACTATTTTAACACCTTGCCAAGTTTCACCTTTAATTCTATCTCCTCTTTTCATATTAGGAGTTAGATTATCAAATGAATCAATTTGAGAACTTAAGAAAAAATATTTATTAGGATCTTTAGTAGAGTCGTCTTCATTTACTACTAAGGTTGCAACGGCAGCAGTTTCTATTCCTTCAAAATCTTCTATTTTACTTATAGTGTTTTCACTAGTAGAATGTTTATCAGTCAACTCAGCTAAAGTGTCTTTTAATCTTTTTAAAACTTCTTTATAAATCTGTGCTCTATTTCCTGGTTTTAATAAAGCAGATATATTAGCTCCTTTATATTTAGCAATTAATTCTGAATTTGTTGACTTACCAACTTTAACATCGTAAAACTTATCAATTTCTTCTGATATGATAGAATCTATATTACTAGACATAAAGTCAGAATCTTGTTTAGATAATACAGTTCTTCTATATTTTTCATTCTTTAATTTATCAACAGCAGTAACACCACGGTCTAGTTGATAAAACATAACATTATCTATACTAGCTTTATACTTATTTAAAAAGCCAGGATACTTTTCAGAAAAATTAAGTTTTGTATAAAGTTCATTTACAGCAGGTATAGCCATTGCATCAACCTTTAAGCTAGATACAACTGGTTTACTTTTTACACCAAATATAGCTTTTAAAATATTTAAGATTCTTCTAAAAATTCTATTTATTAAAGTGCTTTTTCTTTTATAGTTACCTTTCATGTAAGTTCTGAAGTCTTCTGCAAGAAATTCTTCAATTTCTAACTCACTCATATTTTCATAAGGCTTTCTTCCAGACTTATCTTTATAATTTAAAACAGCATTATATAAATCAATCTTTTCTTGTTTAGATAAAAACAGCTGTGTAAATCCATGAAAAGCTTCATGATACACATCTACTAAAGTTCCCTTAGCTTTATTTATGTCTATTCTACCTAAGACATCTGGATTTAATAATTGTGCTCCATCAATAATGAACTTTGCATATGCATCAGAGTTTGCAATATTTGCAGCACGGTTAAGCTCAATATATTTACTTAACTTTTTACCTAATTTACTATTCTTCCAAAAGTCATTTGCATTCTTTAAATCTTCTTTTGAAATAGTATCTGAAGTTAAGTTTCCAGATCTATCTAAATCAAGATCTAAAGATGTTTGACCACTTATATCATCCTGATTATCTTCAATATCTTTTTTATTTTGCTCAGGTGTAATAGGTGGGAATAAACTATTTAACTTTCTATTAAATTCTTTTACTTGTGCACTAGTAAAAGTATTTTGTAAAGGCCCATTATAAAGATCAAATACATCTCTAGCAAGTTGTTCACTATATCTATTTCCAGTTACTTGATCTAAAATATATGAAAGAACAGCATAGTTTTCTGTAGTTTGTTTTGGTAAAAGTTTTCTATACTTTTCTAAATTTTCAGAAAGGTCAATCAATGCTAATTCTTCTGCACTTAAAGTTCTTTTAGGACCCATAAGATCTGCATTAGGATCTTCCTTTTTAACTTCTTTATTTGATTCTTCAAATAGTATTTGCTTATTAAAGAAACCTTTTTGTGAAGCTTGTATTTCTACTATAGAAGGTTGAGACATTAAAAAATCTATATAGTTTCTAGATGGGAATTTTCCATCTCTATATTCTAAAAAGTCATTAGGTCTCTCTATAAGATCTGTATCATAATGCATAAAACTAGCACCTCCTTTTGGTGGAGCATAAGCATTATTTAATGCATCTCTAAATATATTTTTTAGTTCTTCTACTGATTCAGGATTAGTAACTACAACTTCACCCATAGGAGTTTTATCAATTACATCTCCGTTTTCAGCAATAAAGAAAGTATGTGTTAAACCTTCTGTTTTACCATCAACAGTCGGCCAACCTTCTTCTGTTTTAGCAACTTTATCAAATATTTGTATTGCTATTCTACCGTTTTTCAGTGGTGTTATAACATGTCTCCTTGCTGTATAAGTTAATCTATGTTTATTATTTTCCGGAATAAACTGAGAATAGAATTCAATCTTCTGTTTTCTTCCAACCTTTTTAGAAAAGAGCACATCTATAATTTGATCTACTACAGGTGTTACTCTATTTCCTTTTAACTTATAATAAGTACCGTTAATTTTTATAACAGTTGATCCAGCTTTAAAACCAAAAGAATCTTTAGGTAAAACTTTTAAAGTACTTAAGTCTTTTTCCTTTATCTGTCCTTGATCCATAAGCTCTTTAAGACTAAACTCTTTTTTAGTAAGTTGTGAATCTACACCTTCTGTCATTCCTAAAAAGTTTAGAACTACACCATCACCTCTTAAAGCTTTTTGTTTTAACTTATAAGCATCTTCAAGGTCTTTTTGGTCAACGTTTGATGTATCAACTCTATCTTCTATACCATAAATATCTTTTACAGTATAAGTATTTCCAACTTTTTGTATGTCTCTCATAAACTGAAAAACATATTTTCCATTTATATCTTTAGAATCAACAATATCTCCATTAAAATTAAATGACAAAGGTTTACCAGTCTCTGCATCAATGACTACAATTAAAGCTCTTTTGTTAACTTGAGTCACATCAGATTTAGCTATAGCAGCACTAGATAATTTTCTAGATCTCATGATCTCATCTTGTGTAGTAGAATCTAATTTACTAAAGTTAGTTCTACCTTCTGCTGTACCACCATAAGTAAAACTAGACATGTTAACTGCTCTAAGTGCAATCTTCTTACCTTGATATTCAGGAAACTGCAAAAGAGAACTTTGTAAATCAATTGACTCAGCTATCTTACTTAATGTTTTATTTATAAGATTTCTTTCAGGATTAATAGTTTCTGGATCAAACTTTCCTCCTTCAGATTTATACTCAGGAAAAGTTGCAGATAAAATTGTATTAGCTAAAAGTCTTGGACCACCTGATTTATATTTAGTATCAACTTTATTTACTGTAGCTCCTTTAGTATTGATTTTATTTTGTTTATTTATTTCTAAATTAACTTTATTATCTTTTTCAAAAAATTCAATTACATTATCAATGTTACTTTCAGGATTAGAGAACTTAGCTCTTAACTTAGTTAACTGCTCTACTCCAGTTATATTATCAATATTATCTGCATAATTTCTAGATATAACAAGGTCTAATATATCAGGAGTAACTGCTAAAAATTGAGCAGCTCTATCAGCATCTTCAGCCTTTTTAATTCTTTCATATAAGAAATCCATATATGAACTAACATTAAAAGACTTACCATTATCTAATTCAGCTTTTATTGCAGCTTTAGTAGAACCGTAAAGCCAATCAAATTGTGGTTGTCCAAGTGTACACTTTATCATTACCTTTTATTTACTAACATTTAAAAATACTGTCATCATTATAATCTTCAGGCTGATTATTCTGACCATCTAATTTATCTAAATTTTCTTTATCTGCTATATAATCTTCAAACTTTGTTTTAGATTCTTTATTATTATCTATTTCAGATGAACTTCTATCTCCAGTTCCTGGATCAGAAACTTGAATAGCTTTCTTATAACCATCAAGAGTTATAGTTTTTGTTTTATTATTTCCTTTACCTGCTTTCTTAACAGTTATAGTATTGTCTTTTACATTTGCATTAACAACTCTAAACTGATCACCACTTGATAAATAAGGTTTACCATTTTTATCTTGAAGAACATTTACCACATCATACTTTTTAAAGCTATCAATTTTTTCAGACTCTGTTAGATTAAATGCTAAAGTAGCTAAATCATCAAGTTGAGATTTATACATATTATACTCAGATGGTTTTAAGTTTACTTTATCTCTATCTAGTGCCTGATAGGTATCAAATAAATTATCATAGACTCCAGTATCTTGCATGTTTTCAATACTTGCAACATAGTCAGTAGAATCTATTTTATTTTTATCTAAAGCAGCTATTTGTTTATCAAGCTTTACTATTTGATATTTTAAATTTTTAATTTTAGTAGTCTTGTCTTTTACAGCTTTGTTATATATGCTATCTGCAAAAGGAAAAGTTCCTTCACTTTTATCTTTTTTAGTTTTTGCTAAATCAGCTTCTACTTTAGAAAGCTCATTTTGAATTTGTTCTTTTTCACTTAGAAGTTCTTCTAAAGCTTTCTCTTGTTTATTAGCGGTATTTGAAATTCTATTAATATTACCAGTATTAATATTTATTAAAAGTTCAGATTCTATTCCTGGAACTACTGCTGCAACATCACTCGGCATAACCTTAAACTCTTGAATTTCTGAACTTAATCCTTGTCCTTTTCTTTCTTCAGCTATAAGTTCTGCAGTTTGTTTACTTGTTGTTACAGGAATATTACCCTCCTGTATAGTTCCAGCTCTATAAACTGTAATAGTACCATCATCATTTTTTTCTAATCTATCAACTTGATCTTCTACAAAAGCTTTTCCTTCTTTAGTTTTAGCTTCTTTTATAAGATTATCTTTTGCTATTTGTGCTTCTGTACCACCTCCTAAATCTGTTTTTTTGTATTCTTCAACAGCATTTTTATAAGATTCTGGTTCAGCAACAGGTTTGCCTTTAGCTTCTAAAGCAGCTAATTCTGCATCATATTTAGCGTTTACCCAAGCTTTTACTTTGTTTATATCTTTACTATCTTCTTCACTAAGGTCATCAGTTGAATAAACTTCTTCATTAATATTTGGGTAATAGTAAGCTTCATAACCAGTTTCAGAATCTCCAGCTATAGGCATTGCTGCTTCAATTTCATCGTATTTATCTAATTCTTTAACTTCTTCCTCTGAAAGCTGATCTACTACTATTAAACTTATTTCTCTTCTTTTTTCTATGTCAGCTCTCTTATCTGTAACAGAATCTTTTTCTTCTTCTTTTTCAGCTTCAGTTTTTTGTCTAGCAAAACTATCAGCACTAAAAATTATTTCATTTTCAGATGGACTAAATCTACCTTCTCTAAAATGTTTTACAACATCACCGTCAGGTGTAACAACCATATCATAACCATTCTGGTTAACATTATTTTTAGCTCTTATTCTATAGTTACCATCATCCATTACATAAACACTGAGTACTGTAAGGTTGTGTTCATAAGGATTTCCTAATGCATCTTTACCAACAAAGAATGGAAAAGTTCTACCTGTAATATTATCAATAGTATTGTCTACTTTAGCTTGTCTTTTATAATCACTCTTATCAAAGTCAGCTAAATTTAATATTCTTCTTTGTATTTTTTTATAAGCACGTTGTTTATCTGCTTCAGTAATAGGTTTATATTTTCCGGTTTCTTTATCTTTTTGAGGAAGAATGATTTCATTTAAAATATAAACTTCACCATTACTATCTGTATAAGTAGTTTTGTAACCTGAAGAATTTCTATCACTTATAATTAATTTAGTTTCTTTTATTTCTTTAAAGGCTTTATTTTTTCTTTTAGTTACAGCTTTGTTATAAGCAGTACGTTCAGCATCAGCGTCTCTTTTTGCTTTTTGTTCAGGTGTTAATTTTGATTCTGCAAGTATACTTCTAGTTTGCTTAAGTTCTAACTCTACTTCATTAATTCTTTTTTGTGAAGGAGTTTCATCTTTTCTTAATTCTTCTAATTCAGACTGTAGTTCTTTTATAGCATCATTTAAAACCTCTTCATCATTCATTTCTTTTTGATCAGTACCTTTATCTATTCTAGGTATTTTCTTATCAATCTGAAGAACCATGTAAAGATTATTATCTTCGTCTATATATTTAAGATCTTTATCAGCATAAATAAACATTTCCTCTTCAAGAATTTCAGGAATTGCTACTAAGTCACCTTGTTCAGGTTTGCTAGCTAATGTAACTTTACCAGTTTCAGGATCTTCTTTAGTTTGTACAGGAAGTATTAAAGTTTCAGCATCAATCATTCCGTTACTTTTATTGTAAAGAAGATTTGCATATGCTCTTTGCTGCATACTATTTTGGAAATACTTTTTATAATTATATTGTTGTTTAGTTCCCGGTGATGCTACCTGATAACTATTCCATTTATTTAATGAACCCGTTTTTAAATCAGCAATATAAACTTTACCACTCTTATCTACAATAACTAAATCTAAAGAACCTGCAGCAGGTGGCAATAAATTACCATCTTTATCTGATAAATTATTATCTGCTAATGTTAAATTTTTTGAGAATACATAAATATCACCTCTAGACTCAGCTTCTTTTAATTTAGTTAAAAAACCGTTTTCACCAAACAATGTTTCAAAAGCTTCTTTAGTAATTTTAGTTGAGTCATAAGTAAAATCTGTAATACTAGCATCAAAAAAGTCTCTAACCAAAGCATCCAGAGTATCCCCTCTTTGTCTACCAGACTCATAAGTAATTCTTGGAATTATATCTGTTATGACTTGTTTTACACGTTCTAAATTTAAATCTTCAGTTATAGTAGACTCTTCTTGCAATTTTTTAATCTCTCTATCTAAATTTTCTTTTCTAAACTGAGACTGTTCATTTTCTTTCAGCTTAGTAAGCTTATCAATTTCTTTTTGATTTGAATTTAAAATATTACCTTCTGCTAAACTTAAAAGCTCTGATCTTAAATTATTTATTGTTGCTGTATTAAATCCAGGTAAGTTAGCTGCAGCAAGCTTATCTATGTAAGAGTTTATAGTAGCTTCATTAAAGTTAAATATTTCATTACCAGACTCATCTACTCTATTTACCTGTCTTTGTAATTTTTCATTAAATACAGGATCACTAAAACTCTCATTAAACTCTACACCAAATAATCTATTATTTATATCTTGATAACCATAATCACCATATATACTATTAACTATATTAGAAACTCTTTCAAAGTCAACACCTTGGAACTTATAGACTCCTTGGCTTGATATTATATCCATAGAATCAGCAAATACTGCTTTGATCATTTCTACAGACTTTTTCATCTCAGGAGTCATCTCAATATTTTTTGCAGTATCTACATTTGATAATTTAATCTTGTTAAGCTCTAATTGTTTTTTAACTAGAGCTAATCCTGAACCATATTCAGGAGATCCTTTTTCATATCTTTCACCATCAATACCTAAGAAATGAGTTGGCTCAATACCATTATTATAAAAGTCAATAAACTGACCTTCTGCAAAAAATAGTGGAGGAGCATGGCTTGCTAAAGTATTTAATAATTGATTATGCTCTACATTTTTTACTTGTTTATCAATTAAGTTTTTTATAAGACTTTCCATTTTAGCTTGAGCTTCTTCTTGAGCTTTTTGAGTTTCAGTTACAAGTTTTAAAAACTCTCCTGGATCATGTAGAATATTTATATAGTTAGCCATCATTGATGACTCTTCTCCAAGCTTATAGAAATCAAGAAGTTCATTAAAAGCTTTATCTAAATTTTCTTGAAGCATTGGAACAGCAGCATCTGTTGCAAGAGATTTTATATATTCATCATGTGCTTTTTTAAGATTTCCTAAAATTAAAACTTGTTTCTTTTCATCATCTATCTTCCCTACTTTCTTATTTACTTCTTTTTCAATTTGCTCTTCAGTAGGTTCTTTTACTCCAGATTCTTTTAAAGACTTAACTGCAGCTGCAACAAGTGGACCTCTATTATAAAACTTATTAAATTCAGTGTAAGCTTTTTCATACTCCTCTAAATATTTAATTTGATTTTTAAGGTCTCTTACTTTTGTTTTATTAGTGTCATCTTTATTTTCTTCTATTTCTATTTCTGATTTTAAAATATTTATCTGACCTTTAATTCTTTTGGTTGGTTCAAATATTACTTTAGAAGCAGCATAATCAACATCTGATAAAAGATCACCTTTTAAATAGTTGGTTTGAATAGAATTCATTCTTTGTAATGTATCCTTAAAACTTTCATTAAAGAAAACAAAATTTGTTACAGATTTATTCCAAGCTGATTGTAATGTTTTAAGAGATTCTTTCTCTTTATTATCAGCAGCAGTTTCTATCATTTCATCTGTTACAGGATTTTCTAATTTTTCTCTAGCAGTTTTAAGATTTTCATCAATAGACTTTAACCTAGCAATAGTTCTATCAATTCTTTCTCTATACTTTGGAGCTTCTTTGATATCAGATGAACCAACATCATCTATTAATTCCTCATCTGTTTGAGTTTTCATTTCTTCCAACTTATCAATGAAGACACCAAACGTTCCTGTCTTACTCATTACAGAAACAGTTTTAACAAAACCTTCTAATTCTGCATCAAGAGCTTCTTTTTTGCTACCATTTTTATAAATGTCAGCTATTATATCTTGCATGCCAACATTCATTAATCTCTGATTTAAAAGATCTCCTGTATTTATATTATTTAAGTCTTTAGCTAACTCTTTAGTAATTTTTAATTTATCTCTTTTCCATTTAACATATTCATCTTTATGATATATTCTATTATACTGAGTACTTAAAAAAGGTATTGCTTGATTTAAAGGTGCTGAGAACATACCCATTGCAAAACCTGAAGCAAAGGTTTTAAATCCTTCAGCACTAAGTTCATTCTTAATTTCATCTCTATAAACATTTGTTGGTACACTTCCTGTTTGTATTTTAAATGTCATGTCATTTACTGCATTAGCATACAAACTTGAAGAAACAACATTTGTTTCAAATGCCTCAGTGTAATATTTTTCAGTAGACCGTGCTACTATTTCTTGAAAGTTTTCTTGAAATCCTTCTGAGAAATTAGATTTAAAATAGCCTAATGTTTTAGCAGCTGTTTTATAACCTGGATTTTTCCACCAACTTTTAGCTAAACCTTTTAAGTTATTAGCTTCAAACTCAAAAGCTTTTTTACTATTGTTATAAATAACTTTACCTAAAGTTCCAAAATTTCTTTCACCTGCAGTAGCACCAATTTTATAAATATCTTCTCTTGTATTTTTTATAAAATTTCTTAAACCTCCTTTAGGAGATACCACGTTTCTAAAAGTTAATCTATTAGTTAAATATATTATAGGAGCATTAGAGTTAAATGTAGATAAAGAAGCTACTTTAGCTTGCTCTCTCATATCAGCTTGCTGTTTTGCAGTAGGTCTAACTCCAAAATCTTTGTAGTGCTTTTTATAAAGTTTATCAAACACTTTGTTCTCAACCATTCCTGCTTCTAATCTAGACTCAGATACAGCCATGTTCAATGCTCTCATATCTCTATATAAAGCACCTGCAGTTTTTGACATCGCTGCTATTCCTGTTACATACTTTCCACCATTAGAACCTTTATATAAAGCAGATATAGTACTTGTAGTATTTTCTAAAGGGTTGAAAAACTTTCCAGTTTTTTTAACTCCATTAAATAAACCTCTTGCACCAGGTACGGTACTAGTTGCTTTTAATAAATCTTTCACAGCTTTACCACCAGATCCAAATTTACCAAGACCTTTTCCAATACCTTTTATAAGTTGAGCAGTTCTTGATGCTTGTACTCCAGCTCCTAGTCCTCCAGAACCAAGAGTCATAGCACTCAGAGCAAATTCTTCTGCTATGGCTTCCAAAATTATACCTGCAGTATAACCAAAGTTCATTACAGTATTATTAAACCATGGGCCAACACCATCTTTACTTGACATTCCTATAGCTGCGGCTTCTTCATACTCTTTTGCATCAGCAAGATCAGCACCTCTAAAATCTCCACTAAATGCTTTTATCATACTTTTAGGTCCATCTACAAAACCTCTTTTAAATAAAACAGGAAATGAATGTCTATACATTCTACCCCAGTCATTCCATCCTGTAGTATGTGCATTAAAGTTAGCTTCATTATTTCTTAATGGAGAAAACCCTATTTGATCAAATGTTTTATTATCAAAAGTTTTTCCTCCAAACAAAGAATCAGAAGTACCAACTAATGCAGCATACCTTTTATAAAAAGCATTTCCATCAGGACCATTGTCATAATTATAGAACATTCCAAAATCTTTGTTTTCTGTTCTACTTGTACGTTCACTTTGATCACGAAGCATCTGTACTAAAGCATCCCCTTGAGTTTTAACAGCATAAGGTCCAGGAGGTTGATCAGGAAGACCTACAACATTTTCTTGTACTTGAGGAGCTGGTATATCAAATTTATTATCTACAGGTAAAGCTGGAAATGAAGTATTTAAATTATTCATTAATTGTGCTGCACCAAGTGTTGATGTTACATTTGGATCTACAGGTTCGTTTTGAGTATTGTCAAGATTAAATACCTTTTGCTCAACAGATTGCTCTTGTTGATTTGCTTGATCTTGCTGAGGCATCATTTGTTGATTCATTTGCTCATTAGCAACATCTTGCATATTCTGATTTTCTAATTCTTCAGCCATATCTTAATTAATATCTATTTACACCACTAAAGTTACCACCTGACTTATTCCAGAGTTCTATAATTTGTTTATCTGTAAAGCCATTATCTTTAAATCCTCTTACTGCTTGTGCATTTTGATTATTAAACTGTTGAAACTGTTTCATCTGACTTGGAAATTGTGCAAACTGTTGATCAAGAGAACCTTGACCAGCTTGTGTATTATAAGTTGTTCTTGAAGGCATTGTTCCAGATAATAAATATTGTTGTATATCAAAAACAGGCATTGTATAAGATACCTCATAAGAATCTGAAACAGGAACTTTTGTAAAAGTCTGTGTATATCCTGGAGCATGTGTGTAAGTTAATGTTGCAGGTTTTGTAGGATCGTTCATTTGTTGTGTATTTAAATGAGTACCAATGCTGCTACCATAATATTTATCATAAACATCTGAATCAAACATATCTTGATCACCTATTATAGAAACACCATTTGTAAGTATTGCCTGACCCTGCTCTGCACTCCATAAACCTGCTTGAGTCACATTACCCTCTGAATCAACTTTGGTTGTATAAGCATCAATAAATTCTTTACCGGGTTTAAAAGTGTATGCTGATTTATTACCTTCATAGCCTATAGTTCCATATACTCCAACTCTTAAAGCATCCTCATCATATTTTGCCATTTCTCTATTGTTTAGCATTAATGAAATAGCACTCATTCCAGCATTTCTATCTGAAGTAGCATCATCTTTATTTACTTTATCACCAGCACTTCTTCCTACACCATTTAGAGATATTAAAAATCTTGATGAATCACCTAAGTCCATTTGATTTACATTGTCATAAATAGATCTCTTTACAGTATTTCCTCCATATGTATATTTATAAACAGATGAATTAGTACCATTAGGCATAACATTCATAAAAGTTGTTCTTGATGCAGCTCCTGCTCCCCCCTCTCCTACTGATGTTCCGTAATAGATAGGTCTATCTTTACCTATTATATTATTATTTTTCCACAGTTCATCACCGGCTTCTATAACATCTTCATATGACGGGTAATCCCAATTTTCTGTAATTACACTTAATATATTTTTTCCCCATTGAACAGGACCCTCTTCTGTTATAGTACCTATTCCAAGAAGATTTCCAAACTTCATTGCAACAGACATACCATACTGTCCCTGCTCCCAAGCTATTTCAGATGTAGCATCTATAAGATCTTGCCTGCCTCTCATTCGTGCCAGATCTTTAAATTTTTCCATAGCTTCTGCACTAATAGCTTTACTATTTATTAAGTTTTGTATATACTGTTCTTCACCTACTTTATTTCCAAAATCATCATAGGCATATGCATAAGCTTGTTCAGAAGGATTAGTTGATTTAGATGCATGCTCTGCTACTGCTGCATGAGTTTTATTCATCCAAGTTAAGTTGGAATTCATGTTCTGCAAATCCAAAAAGTTTTCTTGAACCTTTATTTCAAATTCATCTAGACGTGGTTGTGTTTCTCTGTTACTTATTAAATCATTATAATCTTTATTTTCAAAGATTGCAACTCTCATCCTTTCAAGCTTATCAGCTAATAAAAATGATATGTCTCCAACAGATTCACCATTAGGTCTTTTCATATCCCAAACATTAGAAGCACCTTTCTTTTGAGTTTCTTGTAGTAACTTATCAAAAGTTTCAAAAGTGTAACCATCACCTAATATAGATTTTTGTTGTTCTTCAGTAAGACCTAAAGGTGCTAATAATCCTATACCTTCATTTACAGATTGACTTGCATCTCTAAACTTTTTAGTATTATAATCAGCAGCAGCTTCTTGAAAATCTGTTGATGGAGGAGTAGTGTTAGGATCTTGTACACTATAAGGTTCATTAACTCCCTTTATTGGAACAACACTCATAGCTCCATTTTCATCCATATAGTATTGATGTGTTTTTTGCACCTCTACCAAATTCTTATAATATGCTTGTGTTAAAGCATCATTATTTTTTAACCTCCTTTGGTTTTCATCATGCTCAAACTGCATTTTTTTCAATGCCTTACTATTAGCAAAAGCTATTTCTTGAACCTTATAAGGATTTTGTTTTATAGTTTGTTCATAGTTTCTTTTAGCAAAAGTACTTGCTGCCAATCCTAAATCATTTCCTAGAAGTTGATTAGCTTCTAATGAATCAACAAAAGTTTCTAATTGTTTATAATCAGGAGTATTTTGACCTTGTGATCCTGATAATATATTTTGACCATCCTGAACCATTTTTAATGCATGATCAGATTCATCTAAAGAATTTTGTAGAACTTGTCTGTTTAATTCTAAATCTCTAAGAGTGCTTGCAGAATTTGCAGTTGCAGTATTATTCTTAATACTTTGATTTAATAAGTTAATATTATTATCATAATAAGACTTTCTTTCTCTTAAAGATTTATTTCTATTCTCTACACTTTGTTTATAAAAATCATAACGTTCTTTAAGATATTCTTTCTCAGCTGCTTTAGGATCTCCTCCATATTCTCCAGCTCTCTCATTCATAAAGTTTTTTCTTTTTAAATAAGCCTTTGTAGAATATAACTCTTGTACAGCAGGGTCACTTCCTAATCTAAGTCTAAATAACTCTTGTAAGGGTTCAGTTAGTTGCTCACCATTTTTAGTATGAATAACCCATTTACCATCTGCACTAAAGCTTGGAGTAACTCTATCACCAAAGTCTTTTGCTATTTCTTCAGCTCTACCGTTAATGTCTACCCATGGAGTATATGATATATTATTAAATCCAGATTCTCTAATTTGATCATATGGAGTTGCTTGAAAATCTTTAGTTTTTTCTTCAATAGCTTGCAATCCTCCTGCCCACCATAAACCTTTTAAGTTTGGATCAGTTGCATTCTTATAACCCATCCCTTTAGATATAGCAGTCTCTCTATTTTTAGTAGCTGCCATATCATACATTAAATTTTTATTTTCATAAAATGGTTGAAAAACTTGTAATGCCTGTTGTACATTTTGTTCTCTAGAAAGATCTAATCCTGCAACTCTTCTTAAGTTGAAATCAATTTCATTTTTTAATTGATCTTTTACTTTCTGACTTTGCTCATGTGTAGTATTTCCATATAATAATGAACCGTATACCTGATTTAGTCTATCCCAATTTTGGTCATACTGATTTTGTCTAATGCTTAACATTTTACCCATAGTAGTAAAATCAGGTTCATAAGCCTGATAACTTGGAACAAATGAGGTTACACCTTGTGGATATCTTGCCATTTTATCAAATATTTTTTAAATTATAAATATATTAACATTTTATAAGTTTATTAAACCTTTTAAGTTTAATAGTTATTAAAAGGATACATCATACTAGCTAAAACATAACCACCATTTCTAAGAAGAGGCTGCTGTTGATTAGCAGTAGTAGTATTAGTATTGGTAGTTTTATTTTTATTCTTAGGATTT